ATTTTCCCCCTGTCGGCAAAATCCTTGACCTGCTCGGCTGTGTACAACCCTAAATCGTACAAACGTTTGACTTTCCTATACATTGTCGTCACCCTCCTCAATCAAAGTGTCGGTCATTAGCGCGGTATATAGCACCTGTGCTTCTAGCTCGTCCACCTTTGTGGCTTTCTTCGGCTGAAAGTCTTCTGTGGATAGACCAAGCTTGTCAGCCATTTTTCTCTGTAAATCCGTCATACGCTACCTCCTACTTCTGATAGTTTCACGATGTATTCTTCTTCGCTTGGCACAGGTATGCGATAACTGTCGCCATTGCTGTTTTTGAACGTGATTGAACCGCCTGCTTCAACCTCGATATTTCGCAGAAACTCATCATCAGTCAGGTTTGAAATATCGGTTACGATAGGGTTCGCTAGTTCGTAATACATATCTTGTCCATTTATCTTGCTGACACGATTGTTATAATCATCTGCACTGATATATGCGTAGGAAACGTTGTTCAGAAAATTAATGCCTAAACCTGTTTTTGTACCGCCATATACACTATTTACAGTTTCTGTCGGTATAGTAGCCATTAGACAATTCGATTTAGTGTTCATGTCGAAAACCTTAGTGGCTGGCGTTTTCAGCACTGCATAATACTGATTATCTCCGCTTGCAACCCAATCCTCATTGCCTGTAAACGTGTATTTACCAACGCACTGAACATATCGTTTATTCTCATAATCAATATAGTTTCGCGCCGTTCCTGCCGACCAGCCGTAGCCAGGCAGTGCCTTGATAGCGTCGGGGATTGGGTACTCGTTGCGGTGGAAGGGGGCATAGGCTGGCATGGTATCTGGTTTGTATATACCGTCCACAAGCATTATATCAAATGCGTCAGCTATTGATTGCATGGTTTCTTTGTTGCCTGGATAACAAACCACCATAATTTGTGTTGAATCGGTCATTTTACTAGAATCTGTTTTAGTCTCTACTAAACCCTGCGATGTTATCAGCCAGTTTGCCATCGTGTTGCCACGAATATACGCAATTCCAAACGACACATTTGTCGGACACGTTTTTCCGTCTTTCAGGGCTATTTGTAGTGTTTTATTTGTGTCAATTTCAAAACCGTAATACAGACCTAATGCTGCACATTTTTCAACATCAAACAAATTTCGTCCCTGCTCAACAACCTCTGTCACCCCAGCACTAACAATTTCCCCGTCAATGACCTCAGAATGACCGCCTATTGACTTCACGCTCATCAGTTTTGCCCCTGTCGGCACAACCTTCTGATATGCCGTTTCGCTGTCGGTTTCAAACCTATGCGTGATACCCTGACCTATGGAATACAGTGCGTCCACACGCCTTTGCAGTTCCTTGTCGGTTAGCTTCACGTTAGCTATTTCAGCCGTATTTTCAGCGATTTTTCCGACAGCCGTTACATAATCATCAGGCAGACTGTCAGCCACCGCCTGCGCCGTCTGTGCAGCAGTTTCAGCGGCTGTTCTGTCCTCTGCGACCTTAGCGGCATGGTCTGCCACTGTGGTCTTGTCCGCCGTCACCTGTGTTGCCATATCCTGCACCGCCTGTCTGTCTGCCGCAGTGTTGTCAGCGCAGGTCTTTGCGGTCTTTGCATAGCCTGATGTTATGGTCTTGTCGGCTTCGGTTTGCTGTGCTGCCGTTGATGCCTGCGCTGCGGATATCTTGGCGGCGTTCTGCGCTGTGACCGCCTGCTGACGTGCGGTTTCTGCACCCTGCCTTGCAGTTTCTGCCTGTGTAGCGGACGTTTCAGCCTCTGTCTTTGCGGTTTCTGCACGGCTTGCCGCCTGCGTTGCCGTGTCGGCTGATTTCTCTGCGGATGTGGCAGATTTTTTTGCGTTCTCAGCCGCTGTTGTCGCTGTTTCTGCGGCGGTGACGGCTGTCTGCATATCTGCGTGCGCCTGTCTGCCTATGGCATCTATGCGGTCCAGTGCGTCCATAGCCACATCAGGTGACGGGATAGCTGTATCACCGATTGCCGCACCTATTCTCAGACGGAAAATGCGTGATTTTTTAACCAGGATATATTCCTGCCCTGACAGTTTTTTAGCACATATCTGACAGCTGACTGTCTGCGCTGACTGCAAGATATCAGCAGTAGGCGTCCATGTGCCGTCTGTGATATCGACCTCGTAGACAGTGCCGTTGCCGTAGTCGATAGTCAGTACATAGCGGTCTGCACCGTCTATCTCCATGCCCTCGACAGACACGGGTCTAGCATTTGTTTCGCCGACGTAGCCCAGCAGGGCTGTGTTCACGACTACATTGTAGTCTTCGTTGATTTTTATGTGCATTGATATTCCTCCTTTCTATGGCTTTGTTACGATCCAGTCAATAATGTATTCACCCTGTGGAACGGTAGCACTTGCACTTTCTGCGTTCGTCAGCGCTACTATCAAATTGTTGCTTGTGAAAAATGTTTCTACACATAGCCTTCTCACTTTTGGTGCCGACACCTCCCGCAGACTACAGATGATCTGCGTGTTCTGAGTCGGTGTGAACGGCAGATTCAAAGTCGTTGTGGCCAGTGTCGTCTCTGACGGTACAATAAAGGTCTGAGATCCTGCTGGCATATTCATCTCATTGATTGCATTCTGTGCAGCGGTCAATGCATCGACAATAGCCTGTCGGACGTCTCGACCTGTATATGCTTCTGCCACCTGTGTGATCTCTAAGCTGATATCAATTGCTTTTGCCATAATTATTTCTCCTATTTTCTTGATGTCATTCCACTAATCGTGTCGATTTTGTCGCCAAATGTCAGCACATTCTGCGATCTGTCATTGATGTCGATACTGGTGCCGATGCACCTCAATACCTCGTCGATGCCAAGGTAGCTATTGACTATGCGATACTTGCAGCCAACTGCAAATCCGTCCAGCTTCTCATCAATGTCAATAGCCGATACCTCATACTGAACTTTTGCTGCTTTTAGTGCTCCGGCACATACTCTGCCTGCTTGAGACAATACGCCTGGAGTGGTGATATTGTCGAATATCATAGTTCCAGCGTGTACTCCGTACCGCTCTATCAGCTGGTCGTTGTCGATATACTTCGTTACTCCCGAAAGCGTCACACGTTCGCCCGTATCATCGTTGATGACAGCACCTAGCGGATACAGCCTTGTGATGATCTCACTTGGGTCAATCGCCTGCGTGATAGATCGCATATTCCTTCCTAGTTGTATTGTTTTATTGCTGACTTCTGAAAATTCGTTTGCTGTGAAATCGAAAAATCTAATGCCTTTATCGATGCGCACCCTCATTTCACCTCTGATATCTTCGCCGGAAATCAGGTTTTTCGTCAGTTCTGAGAACGTGTCTTCATATCCTGGATTAAAGATGTGCTGTGCTTGCGAACAGTTAATATTGCCAATATGTATCTGCTTGTAGCTTTCAACAGATTTATTGTGTGCTGAAAGTAGTGTGGCTATATACGTTCTTATGGTGCACTTTAGCTGTTTGATAATTGGTACACTATCTTTCAGAAAACACAAACCGCCCTCGCAGACAACTTGCTTGCCAATCTCGCCACTATCGGTCATGTATGGTGATATCGTCAGTACTCTGCCATCGAATATCAGATCTTCCTTGTCGTCGTAAACCTTTATTAACGATGTCAGTTCCTTTAGATCGGAGTAGCAGCTGTTGTCGGGATATATGTTGAACGTAAATGTGTCAATAGCGTTTATTTCTTTGACAATGGTTCCTGTCAGCTTGTTGGTTCTGACAGAACCAGTTTCGTGAAGCGTCTTTGCATCATCGAGTGTAACTAACATAGTATTTCCTCCACCAGTTCGATTTCAAGTGAACCAGATCCGTATAGAGCTAAGACATTTGTGCCGGGTTTGACGACGAAATTTTGCATTCTAAACGTTGATTCAGTTTCTTTGTATAGGTTTTCTGTGAGGGTATGACCGTTGAGATCAAGCATTGTCAATCCTCGCTTGTCCTTATCGTCAGCACTCTTGTGATACCTTAAGCTCGGAACTATGTCATCTTCGGCATAAGAATAGAAGTACAGTACCCCCGGCTGGGAATGATAGCCGTCTTTGTGTGCTATGCAGGAGAGATGTGTCTGATTGAGGCAATCATCATCAAATGCAAATGTATCCCAAGCTGTGTCTGCAAAGTCGTCAGAGACCTTATATGGTGCTACATCGAAAGTGACCTCGAGAGTAGCTGTTATGTCATCTTCACCAAGGCTGGTCTCAACAGTTCTACACTTGCCGACAAAATGATAGTTCTCGAAATAGTTGTCATAAATATTCTGCTGTGGAGCTTCGCATAACCAGCTCTTGATCTTCTCAATCCTGCGGAGCAGTGTGACAGGTTCTGTATCAGATACGAACATCTTGTATGATACTTCGGTGTCGTCAAAATAAAAATTGCCGTCATAGTCAGACAGGTCAATACTGCCGTTGCGATAAGGTACAGTCACTTTGATCTCACGCTTCTTCGGCTCTGCAACTGTTGCACTGATTATTCTGATTTTAAAATCCTCATACGACTTTTTGCCATTAAATCTGATTTGTCGTGTCATACTGCACTACCTCTTTTCTTTCTCGCAGCTCTTTCGCCAAGCATTACATCTATAAATGGAACTGTTTCCTCTGCAATCACTTTCCCATTTGGGAAAACTATCACGTTATGAATAGTCTCGGGCATTTGTCTGACTGTTGGGACGACCTGCGTGTTCTCTGTGGCGCTTGTTGCTGCTTTCTGCGTGATACTGTGGGCATATGATCCATTATATACTGACCTTGCGACCCTATTCGTATCGCTGTATGTATTTCGCATATTCTCTGACAGTATCTTGTCACCAGTATTGGTATAGGCTTTGATGATATCGTCCTCTGATGACTTCCAGCCTTGGATCTCACCCTGCGCATTCATTTTCGATATATTTTCAAATGCCTTTGAAGGGGAGTGTATATCATATACCCCCTTGACCGCTGCAAGCACTGCGTTTGCTCCACTTGTTGCGGTATTAATGACGGACTGCTGTGCAGACAGTATGCCTTGCTGCATACCTAACATCATTGCCGCACCCGTCTGCTCCCATACATCTGATATCTGGCTTATTTGATCACGCTTTAAAAGCGTCTTTATGGTTTTATCATACTGCTGCCTGAGCTCGTCGAATTCTGATGTTGCTATCGTCTTGCAGTTACCCATGTACTCTTCCCACATATCATTGTACTTTTTCAACTCAGGCTGTGACATGGAAAGTAACGCCTTTATCTTGCTTGCAGACTGCGGACCTGCTTCCTGCAAGGTCTTAATAAGACCTTTATTCACGCCTCTGTCTGCAAGCGTCTTGATATCATCAGACCAGCTTGCCATGCCGTCAAGATTAGATTCCAAATTCTGCATAAGCTGTTCTGCGGATATCTCAGCACCGCCGTTGAATTCGTCGAAGAGGTTAAGATTGTTTTGCAATTCTTCCGTTCGTTTCTGGACGGCTTCGTCATAGCTCTTATTCATCTCAACTATTGCGTCAACAGTTTCTTGTGATACCTTGTGTAAGCCGTCTTTATACATGACAGTGCGGTTATAGATCGTATCGACCTTCTTTGCGTTGTCCTCTACGGCCTTTGAATTGTCTTCGAGAGCAGAAGAATGCTCAGAAACGTACTTGGAGGCGTCAGCATAGTCTGCATTCAGCTTCTCAATCTCTCCGCCTGCGGACTTATATGACTTCTGAAGCTCGTTTACTGACTTGTCAAGCTTGTCATACTGCTCCTGTAGATCCCAGTACTGACTTTCATCAGCAACGTTCGCCCAATCTGCGTTGAGCTTATTCATCTTCTCTTGAATAGGGATCATTTCTTTTTTCTTTTCGGCTATTTCTTCTTCAAGTTCTTTCTGATTTTTCTCAGCTTTATAAAGGTCTTCTGATATAGCGACCATATCTTTCTGAGCGGCTTCGACAAGAAGCTGTTCTTTTTTCGATTCTATGTACTCATAGACGGCGTCTTTATTGTTAAGAAGCTTGCCTGTCTGATCGTCAATCTGAAGATTAAGGTCAGGCATTGCGCTGTTCAGTTGGCCCACAAGGGCTTTCATTTCTGACTTCTCATCATTGGATAGACTCTCAGCGTCAGAAAGCTCAAAAATTCTATCTGCAAGACTTCTATAGCTGCTATACTCGGCTTCTATATCTGTCTTGGCTTCTTCTCTCTGATCTGCGGCTTTCTTCATGGAGTCTGTCAGTTCATTCGTGCTGTCGACTAACGCCTGCTCTTCGTCATTGAGGACTTTTGTTGAATCAGCGGCGTCATCAACCGAAGTTGCATAAGACACAATACCGCCAACTACCGTACCTATAATAGCTGCAATTGCTCCTACCGGCGACGCTTTTTGAGTTGCATTTAAAGCCTGCTGGGCGGTTTCAGTTGCTTTTGTTGCACCTGTAAGGCTCTTGAATGACTTTACGAGGTCTGAAACGTTATTTATGGCTTTTTTTGATACCATTGCCGACGTTATTCCTGTCAATCCTCCGATAACAAGGTTAGAATGCTCGCAGAAGAACTTTATGCCGTCGATGAGGATTGGCAAAGAGCCTTTGGCAAACTTGGCGCCTGTTTCGACTAAATCTCCAAGGGCATTGCCCATATCATCGAATTCGTCACTGAGGTCTCCATCTTTGATATCCTTGGTAAGTTCACTGAAAAGCTCTGAGCCTTTTTCGGCGGCGTCCTCGAGCGGGGCACTGAACTTATCAAAAATAGTTATGCCAAGGGATTCAAGGGAAGAGTCCATTATAGCCAGTTTGCCCTTAAGATTGTTATTCATGGTGTCAGCCATTGTCTGACACGCTCCGTCAGCGTTATCTACCTGAGCTTTCAGGTCATCGAAAGACCCGCTCATGCCTTGAAGCATGGCATTAACGGACGATAAGTCTGTCTTATTGAAGATATCGCTAAGCGCCTTGGTCTTCTGGTCATCTGAGAGCTTGGAAAGCTTGGCGTTAAGGTCTCCGAAAATATCGTTGATATCTCTGATATTTCCCTCACTGTCAGCCACGCTCACGCCCAGTTCTTTCAACTTAGCGGAAGCAACGTCTGTCGGTGATGTTAACGACAAAAGCATATTTCTGAGATGTGTGCCGCCCTCTGCACCCTTGATACCGTTGTTCGCCAGTATTCCAAGAGAGGTGCACATTGTATCAACGTCCTGCCCTGTGGATTTGACCGTGCCGGCACACTGGAGAATGCCCTCACCAAGCATAGCAACTGTGGTGTTAGATTTTTGGGCTGTTTTTGCCATCATGTCCATATAGCCGTCAAGGTCACTCGTCTGCAACTGTAGTGCTGACATAGTATCCGTTACCATGTCAGTGCAGGACGCAAGGTCCATGCCTGAAGCAGTGGCAAGATTGAGAACTTTCGGCAGGGTCTCAACTGCTTTGTTTACGTCGTATCCCGCAAGGGCAAGATAATTAAGAGCGTCAGCAGACTCCGAAGCGGTATACTTTGTTGTCTCGCCACACTCACGGGCGGCGTTCTCTAGTTTCTGATAGTCCTCAGCGCCTGTGCTGACCTGCTCTGCGGTCATGCCCATTGTTGCCGCCACGTTAGACATTGAGCTGGAGAAGTCAATGCCGACTTGTGCACAACTTTCCGCCGCTTCCTTGGCGGCATTAGCTATAGCTTTCAGCCCCTCAACGGCTAGATTAGCAGAGAAAACGTCCTTGAAGACACTGCCTGTTTTATCGACTTTTTCCCCCAAGTCCTTGGTCTTGTCGCCTAAGTCCTTAGTTTTATCACCAAGATCTTTCGCTTTATCAGATGTCTCCTTAGCCTTGGTACCAAGTTCTTTTACTTTGTCAGAAGTTTCTTTGGCTTCATTGCCCATTTTCTTCGTGCTATCATCTGCAGTCTTGGTCTGATCTCGTAGGGTATTCAGTTTCTTTCTTGTCTTTTCAAGCTCTTCTTGATATTTAAGATACGATTCAACGGGCAATTCGCCTTTCTTATATTGCTCGTTGATATCTTTCTCGTTTCTGATAAGAACATCAAGCTTTGTCTTCGTGGCTTCAATGGCCTCGCTTAATAGTTTCTGCTTCTGTGCGGTGTATTCAACATTCGATGGGTCAAGCTTTAGGAGCTTGTTGACATTGTTCAGATTTCTTGTAGTCGAGTTGATGTCAGCATTAAGGCCTTTCATGGCGGCAGTATACTCAGACGTATCGCCGCCGATTTTGACGTACATACCTTTGATTTTCTCATCTGATGATGACTTAGCCATTACTCACCCTCCCATGCCTTTATTTTCGCAATATACTTTTCATATCGTTCTTTGCTGATTTTTCCCTGCTTATATCGTTCTTCCACAACAGGCAGGTTTGCTTTCAGTTCTTCGTATTTTATTTCGGGGTCAATGACCTTTTTGCCGGCGGCGATTAATCGCTGTCGGTCATAGGCGCAGGCATAGTTCACTACCATACCATACGTCATGCGGTCTAAATCAGCGACAGTAAGACCCCTGTTTATAACAAGAGAGATGACCTCCTCCGATTTGAGAGGCCGATCATCTCCGCTTTTACTGCCGCTTATGGATTTTTTCTGTCAACTTTCATATTTGCCTGCAGTATAGGCATAACCTGATTATAGATATCATCAACAGGAAATGCACCATAGGCGAAGCTGTCAAGCCACGTCTGAATAGGCGGTATACTATCATCATAAGTCTTGGCAAGCACCCATAGGGTGCGGTATTCGACCTGTTGAACAAAGGCACCCTTACCGAACTGATGAACCTTGACAACGTCCTCAAGATACTCCGTGCCGAATGCTTCCTTGTATCGATAGAAAAGGCCTGCTGTAGCCTTGAAGCCTATCTGCCTGCTGTCTATAGTCAGGACTAATGTATTGCTCATTGTCATTCACCCGGGGTGTAGGTGTACTCAGGAAACTTTGTGAGTACTGTGTTACCCTTTATACGGAAACGTGCAATGTGTCCTTTCTTGTTGTTGACAGTAGCCTCAGCCGGTGACGGCTTGCAGGCAATCTTATGCTCTGTATACTCATAGTCCATACCGCTGTCTTCCTCTGTCTTAACTGAGAATTTCGTGCGATCTGTAGTATAGCAGTAAGGGAAAACCTCGGTGTATCCCTCGGCTTCTGATGTTGACTCATACTGTACGATCAAGCCGAACTTTGGCGCTTCTCCTGTTCTTGCTACTTCGACCAGTGTGCCGTTTTTCTCTTCGATGACATTGCCATACCAGTCTTTTTCAAGATCATCACACAGGTCAAGGGTAGTGATAGTTCCCTCGTAGCCCTGATTAGTCTGACCTGCGAATGCTACTACGCCGTCAGCCCATATCTCCTTGCTTGATGACTTCGGGTCAAGGCTTACCTGACGGGTGCCCGAAAGCTTTGTCTTATGATACTTAAGTTCTCCATATGTGATAGTTGTCGCACCACTGACATCTGTAGACTCTGTAATCAGTGCATGGGCAACGGCTTTCACTGTTCCTTTCATTAATATTCCTCCTTGCGATCGAATTCGTATACCCACATATCCATTTGCTGATCCTGCCCCAGATAGCCTGCGGCGACTGAGAAACATATGCCCTTATCCATAAGGGCGTTCTCAAATAGGATATGTGTTTCTTCATCTTCCGGCTCGCAGTATATTTCAACTGCAATCCGTGGGATAACTGCGACAGTTCTTCCGTCTGCAGATATCGTCTGAGGTGTCTTGTTTATCCATGTTGCGAACGGCAATTCCGTTTCCACTGGAAAATCTATCTTAGCAATCCTGTCCGCAGGAATGCCCGAAAGTGATATAAGTTCTGTCAATGTCATTTCGACTTCTCAATCTCCTTTCTGATGTTTTCCGGTAATTTTTCTTCGGCATACTCTTGTCCGTAAATCATGTGCGGATAAGCTTTCGCATTAAACGGAAGCGTTCTGCCACCACGCTTCATAGCATGGCCATACTCCAGCAGGTGTGTGAGAAGATACTGCTTATTCTTCTTGAAATTCACTATCTGCCGAATGTCGAAAGAGTCCTCGTATTCGGTGCTAACTGTAAGCGCCTTGGCATACTTGCCGGAGCGGTTATTGAACGTGAAGTGTTCTTGGACGACCTTGCGGGTTTCCTTTGCGGTCTTCTTAACGGCTCTTTTGGCGGCTTCATTAACACGGTGACTTTCTTGCTGAAATGCGTGCTGTAAAGCCTCAGCCATCTCATCAGGACTCATTGACATGGATTTCTAACCTCTTTTTCCGCTTTTCTATTGATAACTGCCAAGCCTGCGGCTTAGCGTCCTTTATCATCTGAACTTGAATGACGTTATACTGGTCGCCGTTCATTATCACAATGTCAGTCGCCTGCGGCTCGGCGATAAGTGGTATTCTTATCACCTTATCACAGCGGTGCTGATACTCAGCGGCTTTATAGAAACGCTCTGAGCCGACGGTACGATTGTCATATCTTATGCCTGCTTGCTTGATATTCAAGCTATTGGCATTGATGATAGTTGCAATAGTGCATATGCCGTCATTGAACGTCTGCCGCTTACTTATCATACGCTTCCTCCTGACATCTCCTCAATCTGACATCTTGCTCTCAGAGCGAAGAGCTGAGAGTGATAATTTTTTTCAAAGTCCTCGAAGCAATCGTTATATATATATCTGCAGCAGTCGATCAGAAGCTGGGCGTCGCCGTTGATATTTTCGTCAACGTTGATATCCAGCACCTGACCTGCATATCCGTTAAGTACTCCTATAGCACGTGCTATAATGCTGTTTATCTTTCTGTCAGTAGCTTCGTCTGACCAAGTTATGTTCAGCTGATTTTTAACTTCCTCGAATAATGCCTGCTGCATTTATATCAACTCCTTATGTTTCTGACGGTGTGACAGTGTATACTGTCGGGATAAATCTCTTAAGCTTTGAGATATCCAGATACCTGAAAGCATTGCTGTCGAGTGGCTTGCCGTTGCCGTATGTTTTGATCTTATATGTCCTTGCGTCATCAAGGAACTTGAATGAGTCATCAAACTCCAGCTTACCGCCCTTAGCCATACCAAGACCCATGAAGTAACGCTTGCCAAGGCCGAAGATAGCTCTGTCATCAGGAACGGCGCATGACTGGATAATAGTGCATGGAATAGGCATAACATCGTTAACCCATTTTCCCTGAACGAAATTTGTTGTCGCAGGCATTACCTTTGTCAGATATGTCTTTGGATTGACCACAAAGATGAGGTTATCAAGCGGCCTGTTGTTTCCAGCCTCTGTCTTGGTAAGCTGTGCGGCAATAGCACCAATAGCTTCAGGGGAGAGTTCATTGAGTGCAACTGTCTTCTGGTCAGGATACTTGCCACCGACTACTGATGCACTACTAGATACGTCCTTGCACATGCCGATAGGACAGTTAAGACCGTCGCCTGACACGACACCGGTTTCCATGCCGACCCAAAGGGCTTCTGCCAGTATCTCACGGACATATCTATCCAGCCATGAGGCACCAAGGTCAAGCATATCGTTAGACACTGGAATCCATGCTGTGAGCTTCTTCAGCGCAACGTCAAAGGTCTTGAATGCACCTGAGAGTTCCTTGTCGATAGCTGTGTTAAGATCTCCCCACTTAGCTGTCTGAACGCCCTGATCATTGACCAACATCTTTGTAATGCCTGTGGTATCCTGAAAATTGATGAAGTTGAGCAGAGGGTGCTGCTGTGGGATCTCACCAAGAACTGACTCGATTATAGTGATTGGCATTGTCTTATCAACGTTTGCCAATGCCATCTTGGGGTCAGAGGACTTGCCCGCCTCAATTACAGCGTTGTAGTAGTCTCTTTCCTCACTGGTCAGCATTCTCACACCTCTGGTGCTGAGTATCTGATTATCGACAGATTCCGCAGTGCTCTCCACCTGCTCCATGATAACATCTGAAATCAGATTGCCGTACTTATCAAGGGCGGTTTCCATGCCCTTGTCATCACTATCTCTGATAGCGGTTGACAGTGAAGCAAGGATATCTGCTTTCTGCTCTTTGATTGCGTCAAGATTAATCATTCATTTTTACCTCCATTTTCATGAACTTTTCAAAAGCCGACATAGCGGCATTTGTTTTTTCTTCTTCGGTCTTTTTTGCTGGCAAAGCCTGCTGTGCGGTGGACTCCTTATAAAGCTCAATGAGTTTGTCCACATTCTCCCTGTCGAGGGCGCTTGACATAGTGTACTGCTTTGTATCACTAAGCATTGTAGCCATATCAACGGGCTGCTCTGCGGTTGATATGCTATCGCAGAAGCCTTTCTCAAGACATTCTGCCGCTGTCAGCCAAGTACCCACCTTTACCATTTCGCTTATTTCCTCACGGCTACACTTGCCGTTGCAACGCTCTGCATACGTAGTGATAGCGGTATCGGTCATCTTGTCAAGTTCAGCCGCCGCCGTTCTCATATCGTCAGCATTGCCCTCACAGTAGCAGGACGCCTGATGTATCATCATCATACTGTTGCTATACATGATGATCTCGTCTGCTGCCATAGCGATAACGCTTGCGATAGAGCATGCCCAGCCGTCTACATAGCAAGTAACTTTGGCTTTATGGCGCTTAAGGATATTTCCAATAGCAACGCCCTCTTTGATTTGACCTCCAAGAGAATTGATGTACAGGTTGATATGTTCACAATCTTTGTACTCATCAAGCTTGGCGGCGAAATACTTAGCACCTGTCTTGCTCTCCTCAACTTTTCCCTTTTCCCAATCAATGGCAAGCCCTCCACAGACTTGTGAATATAGATATAGGTTAAGCTCTTTGGGCTTATCCGCTTCCATTTTGAATTCAAAATGATTAAAAATGCTATTCATTGCTGTTTCCACCTCCTTCGATTGTCTCGTAGTTCTTAGTTCTTGTGTGCTTATCGGCCCAGACTTCTGGAATTCTTTCCTCACCTGTCTTCTCCCTCAACTCATTCGTTGAGTAGAAGCCACTTGCGATAAGCTTGTCAACTGCATTTGCCATTTCAAGCACGTCAAGGTGCTTAAGGTTATTAGTACAGACTTTGGCGTAGCACCCACGCAGGACTTGCTCTTTTGTATAGCGCTTTGCCGTTATCTCGTCTGATAACATCTTGGCGAATGGATCAACGGCAGATGTCAATGTCATTGATAACGCTTCACTGATGTTCTCGACATTTCCCTTTACGATAGCCGGGGAAATGTTGAAAGCAATCGCCGCTTTTTCCAATGCGTCATTTAGCATAGAAATGTAGTCGGTTGCTTCTGACACTGTTCTCTTGGTCTCACCTGCCGTTTGAGAGGTATATTTCATTCCGCCCCACAGTGGAAGCACTGCATTCTTGGCGTCAAAATATGTTTTGAAATAATTATTCATGAGAACATCGAATTTCTCCTCAAAATCAGGTTGACCTTGCGCCAGTGGCGTTATCTCGAGTATGCCTTTTTGGCCGCCACTCTTGACGTAGGTGCTTGAAGCCGTTTCCAAGAAACGATTATGTTCATCTAGCATTTCCGTTAGTATTTGTCTTACTCCGCCGTTGGAGTACGTGAGATATAGGACATCTCCCATATCGAATGTTTTCTGAAACGTGAATGAACCTCGTGCTACCTGAGAGAAGCGGTTAGGATATAGCGCATACTCCTGCGTACTCCAAGAGTCGGCGCAGATTATCTGCTTTCCAGCGCTGACAACAAGGCTCTCGCCACGCACAAGGGTCTTGCGGACTAGCTCGTTCTTGAATTGCACTGCTGTTTGATTGACGTTCGGCTTAACGTTGAAAAGATACCATTCTTCGCCACGGAATGACTTGCCGTCACGATAGGTTTTTATCTCGCACTTTGAAACCAGTGCCGCAAGGATTTCAACAACGACCTGAATGGCGTATGCCTGCACGGCTATTCTCGCTTCGTCATCATATCCAACTGTTTTAATACTGATCACTTCATTACTTTTGGCATTCATTATGCGTGATAGCAGTGATCTCAGCCCCATTGCGTTACCTCCTCTCTGCTAATATGTGAATACATTCATAACGCTCTTGCCCATAGGCATACTTGATATTTGCTCAGCAATTTTATTCTGTGCCGCTTTGGCGGCGACATATGCCTTGAAAGGGTCTGTCTTTCTGGACTTCGGCTCTATTTTACCATATGTCATATTGCCTGCGGACGAAGTGCATACCTTGGTATTGTTCATAGCCCAGCGGAAAAGGGGATTGTCTCCGACTGCAAGCTTATGATTCACCAGCTGACTTGTGATTACAGGCATTATCATCATTTCATTTGACGGACGGACAAGCATGATATTTCCGTAGCCTTTTTCGTCAGAAGCGTAGAGATTCTCTTTAAGCGCCCTCCTAAGCAGTGTATAGCGGTAGTTATCTATGCCGGTCATTGCGACTTTTGCATTCAATTCCGCCGCTTTCTGCGCCACCCATATAACGGGTATCTCAGGCGGTATCTCTGGACCGTCAACGAATGACAGTAGCCCCGCCGCTTCCCATTCTTGCAGGGGCGCCTTGATTCTTGATAAATCTGCAGAAGCCTTGCACACCCAGGTGTGCGTTATCCATACGTCAGTTCCGTCTACGTCAAAGAGCAAACCAGCTGAAAGGAAGTCATCGGTTTTCATATAGTCAAAGCCTGCTGTGCATTGTCTGCCTTGAAGCTTTGACAAATATGGCGTGATATCCTGATTAGTTGCCAGGATATTATCAAATGCGGTTATACCGCCCTCTGTCTGCTGTGGCAGGCAGTTCATGCGTTTAACTGCAAAGCTGATGTTGCTTATCTTATCGTCCAGATAGTTTTGAAATTCAGTCTTCATTTCCTGAAGAAGATCGGGCAGGTATTGCAACGATGGGTTAGCTTTATACCACATTTCAGGCATTTCAACCTCATCAGGGCTATCTACACGTGCAATAAACGGCAGCATACCATTGTCTTCAATCTCGCCGTTAAGAATTCTTATTCCCTTGGCTTTCTCTTTGTCGAGAGGCCCTTCACGGACGAAGCCGTCAGTACTCATGATAGTACGGCGTGGTCTTGGTACTTTTCCGAGACCACCAACAGCAACGTCAATGAGCTTGCTATTCTCATAGGCGTGTACCTCGTCATGATCTACCTTTCCCGGACGTGCGCCGTCGGCTGACCTCGGGCTTGATGTTCGGAACTTCAATTCAGACTTCGTTTTTAGATTTATTATCACTTCTTTGTTCCAGTAAAAGAACCGCTGCATTTTGTCACGATTGTCTTCCAGAACGTTATATACGTCTTTGAATGTGGTCTCTGCTTGATCTTCTGTTGTTGCAAAAATATCAATGTTGTAATGCTTGATGCCATTGGTAGGTGTGAGCAAGCAAAAGTCTTCAAATCCTAAGTATCCGTTTTTTCCTGTTCCTCGCCCAACATACAAGAATAGCACCGGCCAACGTAAGGAACCGCTTGCGGTATATGTGCAGTTGTGAAGTACAAATACGAATTTTTCCCATGGAAAAAGGCCAAAAGGGAAATATTTTTCATAGCTGAAATACTTATCAGCTTGTTCAGCATCAATGTAGATATCTTCTGACAAGAACATGCGCTTGACGTAGTCAATAAGCTGATACTGCTCAGCACAATACGGATACTTATGCTCCTCGACTAGGCTGATATAGTCTGCAAGATACGAGAGGTCAAGAGCTTCTTGCCCCTTACAGCTCTTCGTCATCGTCAAGGTTCTTGACCTTGTCAGTTGACAGGCCCAAGTCTTTCAGAATTTGAAGTTTCTGCTTGTTGTACATATACGCCTGCTTTACGGACGGATTGTCTTTTTCATACTCTTTTCCTACCGCAGAAACTGCCATATAGGTCAGTCCTCTCTTGCGAATATCAGCCTGCATTTTCCTTTCCTGTTTTTCATAAAACAGATAATCTGAAACCAGCGATTTATAGAAATCGACAGAAGCTCCCATTTGTTCGAGCTGCTCTATCAACGACTGTTCAATCTCTGATAAACTCGGTTTTTTCACTTTTGTCAACTCCTTCATTTGACTTTTCTTGAAAAAAATTCTCTCACGTGCGTGCGAGGGCGGATTTGTCTTCTGTGCCTCCCGTCGTACAAGGCCGAAAAAATTTTTTGACCCTTGACCCCGGGGGGTATCGCCGCAAGGCGCTCACCACCGCTCCTCATTGACGAACTTATCGGCACGTTCTTGCCAGCGCCGTTCTGGGTGCTGTGCTTCGTGGCAGTCATGACACAGTGCTATCAGCTGTCTATGCTTTTCGCCAGTATCGTCATAGTAATACCGACTGTATGCAAACTGTGGAAACTGCTTAAGGTGCTTGACGTGATGAAGAATAGTTGCCCTCGTCACTTTACCCTTGCACTTGCATATCTGGCATTCATTGTGCTGCTCTGCGATAACGCTCTTGCTGAACTTCCGCCAATAGCGATCGTTATAGAACTTGTCAACTCGTCCTTCCTTGATTAGCTCTCTGATCTGACTCGTACTATACACGTTATCACCTCGCATATATAGCACAAGGACCACGTCATACAACGTGGCCCTTGCACCGACATAAACCTATGGAAAAACTATAACAACAACCCCGCATTATCATCATAGCACGCAGAGTGTGTTCGTGCGTGTTACAGCGTGTTTTTCTTACAGAACTTGCAATGCCTGCCCTTGCAGTAATCTTCTGAAGCATTGGCTTGCCTGGCTATCCACGCCCATGACGGCGGCTGCCAAGCTCCGTCCTTGCGTGGGACAAGATAACGCAGGCGAAAAATAATCCTGATGAATGCGTCATCAATGCCTGACACATATGCTTCAATCTCTGCTATCTCTGCTTTCAGGCTGCGATAATCGTCACTATCTTCACTTACCCACTTCAGCTCAGCCTTAAGTTGTCGATATGACAACAATCGCTTCTTAGTCATGATAATTCTCCTTGGACTTCTTAATGCTTTTCTGATCGAACGTCAATGTCAATTCTATCATATCACCCATTGCAATCATTTCATCGGCGTTGTCAATAAATGCTTGTAAAAGCATAGGTAGTTTCTTTGAATTATAAAGCTTGTAGTGCTTCATCACGTGCGAATGGCTATCGACATAGTTCTTCACGTCGATTAATGCTTTGATATATCCCTGTCTGTATGAGTCCATTAATTCTTCTCCTTTCCCTGCCTTGCCGATAATTCTCTCGATATTTTCGTCAGGCTATCGTCGATATATGCAACGTATAACTTACCACAGTGAGGGCAGTTATAGCACCATACGTCCCCTTCTATGCTTTGAAATCTCTCTTTGCGAACGCAGACTATGAATGCCTTATGGCAATCATCACATATCACGCTAAGCTCAGCTCCCTTAAGACTCATCATCTCACCCCCTATATGTTCAGCTTCGCCGTTCTCCGGTACATAAACAGCGATATGTAGAACGTGCCGTTATCCTCGTTCCAGAATGGACGGCAATCAGCATAGTAATAATCTTGATACATATTCTCGAACAGTGCCGAGTTATCACAGTTATATGCCATGCTCTGCACCGCACGTTTCGTCAGACGATAATCGTTATTCTGCGGCTGCGGCTTAATGCAGCTCGTTGACGCAACATAGCGCTTGGCGTGCTTGCCGTTGTTATGATCTGAAATCTTCTGCTTGCAGAAATATTTTGCAATTCCTGCACAGCCTGTCTGGTCAAACATCAATGGCAGGACCTTGTCAACATAGCCCTTGCCCCATATGGATGCTATCTCGTTGATAGTCAGACCACCAGTCATGATAACGTGAAAGTGAATACGTCCAGACTTAGAGCCTTGCTCAATGGAATAAATATATTTCATTCTCGGCAAGCCTCTCTTGACTCTTGCTCTATTCACACGCTTGACAAAATTAGCAAAGTCTTTCTTGGCACGCTCAAGGTCAGCAGGATTATTCTGCGGTGCATAGGTCAGCTCGAACTTATAGTCTTTGTCGGTGAAGTTTGCAGGGATAAGTCTTGCCAGAGCTCTTTCAGCATTGATCTGATTCAATCTCTCCTGCACCTTGCTTGTCGGCTTTCTTTTCTTCTTTCGACTAGAAGAACGTGGGCAGGCATAGACAGGATACATATTCACTTCCATGTAGTTTCCATAAATATACTTTTGCTCTCTGTATCTCATAAGGCTCATTGTCATTTCCTCCCACTGTCCGAGTTATTAAGACCCATTACAAGCCCTCATACCCGTGCTTACACACGGGCTGAACACTTGTTCTATACTATATATAATATATAAGTCTTAGCCATAAGTCTTAGCCGCTTTACTGCATATTTTTTTCAGCTTAGATATTTTCATTTTCTCACTCCTTTATTAAGGTACTTCAAGATTGCTTCCTGCGCCTGCTCAAAGCCTTTGCAAACAACTGCAAGATAGCCGTTGTCATTAAGCGTTTTCAGAAACTTCTGTTGAGATTCCGATACTCGTCCACCTGATGTGCGTTTCATTTCTATAAAAAGACCGTAGTAACCGCCACGTCCCACCGGAAGCATTATGTCAGGCACACCTGACTTTACGCCCTCAGACTTAAGATCTGCGGCAGTTCTATAGTGGCGATAGCCGCCGTTCGGTATAGCGAACATATACTCCAGTTCGGGATACTTGCCTGAGCTGAATGTCGCCCACTTGAAAAGCAATGCCTGCTCTATGTGTTCTGTTGGTGTGTTTGAATTTTTCATTACATAACACCGCCCTTTGGTATGTAGAAAATCAAGCATTTGCTCCGCTGTGATGATGAACACTTAACTTTCAATGTTCTTGGCATTTTAAAAGATTTAGATTCAATTGTTTCTATACCAATAACAGTCCATATTTCTTCGTCTGTTGCAATCTGATCTCCAACTTTGAGTGTTGAAAGAGCTTTTTTCAAGCTCTTTCTATCTTTATTTCTGCCCGTGGTTATTTCAGACAAGATTTTCTGCGCTATAGCTATTGGATTTTCATCTGACATAGTTATTCCTCCTAAACTGTTACTGTCACATTCAGTACGGCCGCCGCTATCCAATAGACGGATTTCTTGTAGTCCTTTTGCAAAGCGTATATGATAGCCGCTCCCACGTCCAGCAAAATCAGCAGAAGTGGAAATATGTATTCTGATCTCATTCTCTTATCACCACATCTCATTGTTCTCACCCTTTGTCACCAATTGACAGTATTATCAACAGCTGTTTTCTGTTGTTCTTCTGACTGACGTAGATATATCTGCGTGATGTTAACGCTTCCGTGTCCTAGTAGGTCAGCAAGCAGCGAAATATTATTGTTTCTTTTAACAAATTCGATAGCAAAGAAATGCCGAAACGAATGTGGGTGCATTACTTCTTTCGGGATGCCGTACTTGTCTGCAAAACGTCTGAGTTCACCAGAGACCCCTCGTGATGTTATAGGCTGACCATTGTGATTCTGCAGAACGAAATCATCATCAGAAACATTGCTAAGATAGGGAAGTATCTCATCTGTTAGCGTTTTTGGAAAAAATATTGTTCTCATATGAGCCTTAGCATTTAAGGTCACTTTCCCATTGATAATATCGCTCTTGCGTATTTTTAAAGCTTCCGATATCCTCATTCCTGTTCTTGCTAAGACAACGATAGTAATATACCACCGCATATTATTGTCTCTTTTAAGTCCATCTATCAGTCGGTTGTATTGGCCAAGTGAAATGACATTGTCAATGCTTGTTTTCTTAGCTAACTTAACCTGTTTCAACTTTATTTCTATTCCTTTATACTTGCAGTAAGTGAGTAGGGCAGTTATTCGGAGATTTACAGTTTGCGGCTTGTAATTCTCGACCAGATAGCGTTTGAATTCGATTAAGTTCGGCTTCGTTATGGTGTCGAACCTTTCAGCATATTTTTCTACGCCTTTGACATATGTTGCTATTGTGTTCGGCGCAAGCTCCTCTTCGTAAAGATATTCCTTGAAGCCGTCAATATCAATCATCTTTTGTCCATTCCTTTCCGTTCCATTTATAGTTCTTACGATATGGATTTCTCTCACAAGATACGCACGGCTCTTTATGCCAGCTCAACAAGCCATTCTTTGAGAGTTGACATTCGCTCATACAGTACTTTGTACAAATCCCGCACGTACAATCCTTCTTGTGGATATAATGTGCGGTTCCTATCTTTCTTCCGCAGAACTTACACTTGTGTTCCATAGTGATTTCTCCTTTCACAATTCTATTGTTGCCTTCCCGCAAAGTATACTTTTTTCAGCCGTTCTCTTGCGATCTTGCTCCTTTCGCTTTCACACATATGCATTGCCATAGCTTTGAGCATTTCATAGTGTTTCGTGCACACCTTCTGGCCTTGCACACATTCTCCTCCGCAGAAATAACATTTTCTTTGTTCACGCCATAAATCCCGCTTGCTGATCTGCTGATTTTCTGCCCTTTTCCTTTTCTCCCTCTTACTTCTCTTGTGTGCGCAACTTTCACAAAGAGTGATTCCTTCTTTTGCTGGCAGCTTTCCGCATTTTACACAAATTCCCCTCTCTTTAAGTTCGTGATATCGGGCTCGATTGCGTTTTCGGATCTTTTCCTTTTCCTCAAAGGGCAAATCAGCATAGCATTCTGGCACATTGTCATTAATGCAGTCATCATATTTGCAATTGAAACAATCCATATCGCATACTCCGCCATATCGCTTTTCTTTGTCTTTCGCTAGCATTTTCGCAAGACATTCTCTGCACATTGTTTGACCCTCAATTGATGGCTTCTTGTAACAACGTGTGCATAGCCCTTTATCTTTCGCTCGTTCATAGCGTTTCTTACATCTTTCCTTGTTCTGTTCTCTACATTTCTCGCACATAATATATCCAGGAACAGCTTTTTCTCGCCCGCAATATGGGCATATTCCATTAGCTTTTCTTTCCTCATAGGTGGTGTTCTTCTTCATTTCAATTCTCTGGTCATTCAGCTCACCCCTCAAGGTCATCAGCCGCCTGTCTGAGCCACTTGCTTGTGACAGTAATGAACTTTTCCTTGGTTTGTGGGTCTTCAATATCATTGATTTTTTCAATGAATTCCGTAAGCCCTTTCTGAACGTTTTCAAAGATGATCTTCAGCGCAACCCTTGCTTCGTCTGCATTGCCTGACTTCAATTTCTTTTCCAACTCTGCCTTGGCATGGTCCGCTTCTTCTGCCTCAGCCTTAGCTTTACTGAGGGCGATTTCATACTTAGCGACGGCTTCCTTAACTGCATCGTCACGCTCTGTCTGTGCTTTCTTAAGGGCATTATTTTTTTCAGCTTCTGCCGCATTCACGGCTTCACGGCTTGACTTCTTCAGCGAATTCAGCTCTTTCATATGTTCGGCATGAAGTTCCTGACGGATAGACAGCCTTATCTTGTCAATCTCTTCTTCGTCGAGGTCTCTCTTAACTACCTCGATAGGCTTGTCCTCGGCCTGCTTAAGCTTTTCTCTCAGTTCTTCAAGCTCAGCTCTGAGAGATTCGGCGCTTTCTGTCTGCTCCTTCTTCTCCTCCTCAAGGAATGTCAGTTGTTCGCCTAATGCCTGCTTTTCTTTGATAAGCTTCTTGACTTCTTCAACTGTCATTCCGCCAAGGTCATGTGTGTCAGCGAATTCTTCACGTTCGTACTCCGGAAGCTTGGAGAGAAGCTCCAGCTTTGTCACGCCTATACTTGCGTGTTCTTCAAGGAACTTGGTGCTATTGTCCTCATAGAGTTTGATATAGGTATACGCCTGACGTTCTTTGAACGTGTAGTCACCATTGCTTTCAAGATAATCCCTAAAAGACTCATACCCCAGTGCTATGTAGAGCTTATAGTCTCTGATATTCTTGAGAGATCTGCCCATGTCAACGATAGCCGTAGCAGCTGTTCGGTAGCACTCGCATATGTGCTGATGTTCTGCCATAGCCGTTTTCATAGATACTGTAATTTCTGTGTTTTCCATTGCGTTTCCTCCTATTTTGGTTAGTTATTCAGCGGGTATAAGCTGCACCTGTCAGTGCAATGTGAGATTATCAGAGTTAAATAAACAAACCGGGGCAAGCCCGAAACTGCTGTGTGCATTGCCGTGGTCGATAGCCCCCGGGATGACGATATGCACGTTGTAAGCGTAGCCGGTGTCGCACCTCCACGGAGTAAGCGTCCACATACAGCCTTCAAAGAGCGGCACATAATCTCTATACTTGCGGTACTGGTCGCAAGTGAGCAGCGTTATATAATCTTCACACGTTCCGTAAGCTTTATCACCGTTATCGGCGACAAGGTCAGACGTTTGCTTTATAAGATGCTCCGTGTTAAAATGTCCCTCTAGCACATTTTCGTTAAGAAAGCGGCGGAGAGTGGATTTCTCCCAGTTGTTGCAGCCGTCCTTGAACTCCTCGTTAAAACGCTTTTCACACCAACACTCAGCCGCTATTGCTAAATAATTGCCGTCGATAATATCGAGGCATATAAAACGTATACCATTATATACGAACTCCTCACCAGGTCTTAGTTTGATCTCATTCATTGTAATTCCTCCTAGCTTGCTTTTCTCCTCTTATTCTGCTTCTTCTGACTATTCAGCCACTCTTGGAAGTTGACTTCAAACGCCTTGATTATTTCAGGCTTTTCAAGCTTCTTGCCCGTTAAGGGGTCTTTGGCTTGTTCATTCTTAAATCCGTGGCATTGCACGATATGGTCAGCATTGTCTATTTCAATCGTAAACCATGACTTATCAAGGTCAAACGGCTTTCTGATGAATAGAATTGTCGTGGCACCGTTGCAATGCCTTGAAGCATAGCCGCCGACGCATATTTGCAATTCCTTTCCCTCTTTGATGATGCTTTCGGCATTCTTTGGCACGACCAGTTGAATGCCTGGATAGCTATAGCCCTTATATTTTTTGCAAAGCTTCTTGTATCTGGGCTTATAGGCTTCCTCACGCTCGGCGGCTTCTTTTCTCTTGCGTTCTTCTTCCATGAAGTTGAAGTTCTCAACTGCGTTATCATGTGCTTCGTTTAAATCTCTTGGAAATGCTATGTTTTCTAATGAAAAATCATATCCGATTTTCAGCCCTATGTTAGCATAATCATCATACAGATTGACAAGGCGCCTTATCTCTGAGTGATCGTCCTCACAACGCTCTTCTTCAGGAGAGTGCTTCATGACTTTTCTCAGGTACTCTAATGCCTGCTCTGGATCAACGCCTGCCTTTTCAATGCTGGTACAGTAATCAATGATATAGCTATACATTCGGCAGTAGAAAAGGTCTTTCTTCTTGCCTTTGCGCTTGAAGTCCTGATACACCTCAATAACTTCTGCCGGCGTGTGATCTTCAAGAATGGTTTTGACCTCATTTTGCGTTAGGTGCTTGAAGAACTTTTTCGGCGACTTTGCCGACCAGTCAAGAATCTTATAGTTTTTTTTATTTCTCCACAAAAGGTCCTGAACGAACATTGCACAGTCCATCTTTGTGGCCATTTCAAGTATGGGATACATAGCATACGCTGTGTAGTAGCGTTCCTGATCGAACTGGGTGATGTAGCCATTTTTCACAAAATCTATCCCTGAATACTTTAAAAACGTGTTACGAAGTGTCTCTTTGTAAAGATATCTTTTTGGACGACTTGCAAAGCCGTCGTTAAAGGCTCCGCAAATTTTTTTCTTTATTGGGCGGAAAAATGCTGTAAAGCCGTGTCGTGTGTACGCATAGCCGACATCGTACACCTCTGCTCGTCCTTTTCGTAAAACGTACATCTTCTTGATGTCAACAACAATGTTCGGCTCTCTATCGTAGTCATCTGTAGAATAAAGGTTATAATTCTTCTCGACTACTGCTGCAAATATGTAGACCAAATCATCGACAACTTTATACACACAAAGGTCTATGGCCTCGGCAAGCCCCACTTGCTTGTATCCAGCAGACTTATACTCAGCATTGACCTTGCAGTACGGACATACACCTCTGTATCCGTGTCTGACTTCGTCCTGCACATGATAGATGTCATCAACATCGTTCAGATTGACTTTGTATTCTTTGTTGCAGTTTGTGCAGAAACAAGTGTATCTTCCTGCACTTGTGCGTTTGTAAAATATGTAAGGCGTGAAACAGCCATTAATTTTCTTACAATCATTGGCATTGAGCTGTGGGAAACTCTCAATGTCAGCACGCTGGTCGGGCGTGAGGCGGTCTGTATATACGGGGAATATATCCAGCTCTTGCTTGTGCTCATCAGTTTTCCACATTATCGACTCACCTCAGATCAGAATAAGTCATCAAAGGAAACTGTGATCGACTTGCGCTTCTGCTCCGGCGCTTCCTTGCTGACGCTACCGCAGAGGTCTATATCCATGTGATAGCGTATCTTACAGCCAGGGAAGAAGAAACCTGCGGCGGTCTCATAAGTCTTGAAGTCTGATAGTGCGAAGTTGCTATCCTTAATAGCTTTGTAGACGGCTTCAAAACACTTCTGAAGTGTGCCACCCTGAGCGACCGCCTGTGCGAACTCCTCGTCCTGCTTGACGAAGCTTTCAAGTGCGTCTATGACAGGCTGAACGATAGTGCTCAGCACTGTGTTCGCCGATGCTCCACCGCTAAGCTTAACGCCCTCTCGTTCGTCTGTGAGTTTCTTTAACGCCTGCTCTCTGTAGCTAGTCATAGTTCTTTACCTCCTCTATTCCTAATGCAACATATCCATTCTTCAACCCCCAACCACTTAGGACATATGTTATCCTATATCTGCGGTTTGATATCACATGAATAGCAGGATGTCCGTTACTTACTGGAATGAATTCAATCGTGTCTCCAGGCTGAAAGCCTCTGTCATTTTTACGAATTTCAAAACACTTTTTACCTGTGACAACTGCTTCACAGAAGCATTCTTCCAGCTTCAAGGTGTGCGTTGTTGGCTTTTCCAAGAATTCTATCTGTTCTTCTGGGATATTGCTGTTTGAATTAAGCGGCTGGTAATCTTTTGGAAAATAGAAATTTGCGAATTCTTCTATTCTATATCCCGTGTCCTTCCAGAAGCCAAGTCTTTGATAATGCAGTCCCTTTTTTACAAGCCCACTATTGTCATGTATTATGCACATATCATATGCGCAGTCTGGCCAAAGATTGGGCATATCAGCTTCTTTGCCAGTGCACCATGCAAACCCCTGCGCCTTGCATTCTTTCATAAAGTTATCGTATTCTTCCTGAGTCTTGACGTGAACAGCTATGTTCTCATACTTAAATTTTCTCCAATCAAATGTTGGTTTCTGATTATTTGAATTCATCTGCATTATAATCCTCCGTTCTGGTTTTGAAGAACTTGCAGCGTGTGCAAGTTTCTTGCGCTGGCTTCTCGACTAGCGCCATACACTCTTGTCTTATGCTATTATAAAAAATACATGGGCCTGCGTTATGCCTTGGCGGGGGCGATTTGTAATTCAGTCGCTTTCTGGCGCCTGCAAGTTCAGCATTATAGCATAGCAGGTCAACGTCTGTTATAATCGGCATTTACTCTCCCTCTCTTCCGCTTGCTCCGATCAGTCCTTCTAACTTACTTCTCGTGCTGCATATCTTTCCATACGCCTCTCCAATGTTAAAAGCTCTATGTTCTCGCTCAGACATTACTTCATAGATATCGATTATATCTGCACAGGCTTCATCTACGGTATCATATGCTTGACAAATCTTCTCTTTTGTGCTATCATCAACTTGAAAAGTGTTTTCTTTTTTCGTTGAGCTTGTACCTGTTGCCGCAGGTGCAGGCTCACTTTTTATGCATTCAAGAACATTCTTCATAAAATCAGTAATGCAATTACCTCTATTCATAAACGGACAAGCTCCACAGTTGTCTGCTATGCAGCATTTTGCTGCAAGAATTATTTCATCTCTCGTCATCTTTATCCTCCTTAAACTTTTTCTCCCAGTGCTTTTCAATGGCACCAAGTACTATGTACATCACGATATCCGCAACGATAAGCGTCGCTATGGATAACAGTATTATTCCTATGGTACTCATTTTCATTTTCCTTTCGTTCCTGCTTCGACTTCTGTCACTACGATAGACCCGTTGTCGATAAGAGATTGAACACGTTTTTCAAAATCAAAACGCTGCTTGTCCGTAAGCCCTATGGTCTTCGGTATGCCACGGCTCTTAAGATACATGGTATACATACTATGTATCACGACGTTGGAAAGGTTGAAACGATACTTGACGTTCGGAAACTGCTTGGACTCTTTTCGATAAATAGTATTATCGACGTATACGGTCTTACTCATTGTTGTCACCTAGGCGGCAGTTGCTTTCAGCGTTGTTGAGGTGATAGAACTTGCAGTCTGTACACTCCATGCAGACATTACAACCCGTAACAACGTTCAGCTCGTTTTCAGCAAGATACTTCTTGACGTTCCCTCTGAGGTATTCGTCTATTGCTGATGCATATCTGCTGACAGCTATAAGAGGATTACGGCGCTGATTAGAGCTGAGTGACGTTTCCAACGGCTTTCCGTCCACAGTGATGACATATTCACCACCTATGCGGTTAAGTCTGACTGCGTTGTTGAAATCATACATCAGTAGATCATCTCCCATACCTGCCCAAGGCCGAGCATTACTACTATTATCATGAATGCAAAAAAGATAGTCAGCAAGGCCATTGCGAAGCACTCTCTGCGATCTTCTCGCTTTCGACGGTTAACGAGCTTGTTATGCTTGTCTCTCTGCTCCCTCATTGCCAAGTAATCAACCGCCTTGACATCTTCATTGAGTGCAAGGACTACGTCTTTTTTTGTCATAATTTTTCCTCCATTTTCTCAGGTTTCTTTTGATTTGCTGATAATAACCGTCATAATCTGATATTATCATCTTAACGCTGGTATTGTCCGCCATGTCAACGATGACGAATTCGCCGGCACATATAGAATAGCCGTGGCGTATCTCTCGGACATAGCTTTCAATCCCCATATCCGTTGCTATTCTGATGACGGCTTGCGATATTAGTGAACTGCGGGTATCACTCTTTGTGTACATCTCCGTCACCCTCCAACTCTTTGATACGCTCTTCAATATCAGCCACCAAATGCTTCTCTATGGTCTGCGCCACGTAGTAGCTTAGGAGGTCTTCTTTGCTCAGATCTCCATGCCATAGCTTGTCGGTGACAAGCTGAGCCTTATTAATGGCTCTTTCTATCTCAGCGTTTGTTCTTTCGCCGATAATGGCGTCTATCTTCATGATGTGCAGCACTTCTTATTCCTCTCTTCCTGCTTGAAATGGCGGTAAAGAATGCTTGCGATAACGTCAGCCGGTATCTTCTTGACCTTGCGGCGGGTTTCTATGATCTTGCCGTCCTCTATGCGATATGTAACGCTTACGGGAATATCAATCGTTTCTTTCACTTTACTGCCCCTCTTTTTTTACATTCTCAGCTGACCAGCGCCGGAACGCTTCCAAGCCTGCTGAGGTTTCTTTTTGTTCCTGCAGGGTAGTTCTGACTTTGGTGTCAAGTCTGAACTTGCGTATGTCCACTTGCCCCACTGTGCATTCTTCAATATAGTCATCTATGCCCAGCGCCTTGACCTGCTCCCTTGGATTGTCGATGAACGTTTCCAACATGGCGTTCTGAATGGCTTTCATACGCTTGCCACCCACGCCATACTCTGTGGCGGTCTGCACAAGCGCCAGCTTGATGTTGTCCGCCAGAATAGCCCTGTTCTGGAGATTGAACTCTTTGCAATTCCGTTCAACGAACGTTACTGCCATGTTCAGATCTATGCCGCTATTCTCGCACGCCCGCTGCATTTTATAGGCATATACACCGTCCTTGTCCCACTCGTTGGCAATTTTGCAGTTGTCTGCAAAATCATCTATCCATTGGCGACATTTCTTAGGATAGAACGTCTTAGGATACTCCTTATTCAGCACTATCAGCAGGGAGCAGAGCAGTTCATAGTTCTTGACTATGACCTCAAATGCAAGGCGGTTCTTATGATAGTCTTTTATCTTATGGTTTGTCACTTTTATTCTCCTTTTTTAACTTGAATGCTCCCACCCTGTATGATATAATAAATTTGAAATATATCAGAAAGGGGGGATAACTATGAAACTAAACTATGATTGTGTTCGTGAACTTTTGCTAACTCTTGAAGAAAACCTAGTCATGGACGATAGCTTGTCATACCCAAGCTTAACCCTTAAGCAGGTCTGTGAGAAAATGCCAGACTTCTCACGAGCCGATATTGCGTATGCCTCAACGAAGCTCTTGGAAGCCGAATATATTGAGGCAAACTCCATAGAATCTGACAGCAAGATTATAAAGATTGTCTACAGCAGTATCACATATGAGGGTCACCAATATCTCGACAGCATTCGGGATTCTAAGCTGTGGAGCACTGTTAAGAAAAATGCCAAAGCGCTGACTTTTGAATTGGTCAAGAAACTTGCTGAAATATATGTTGTGGATAAGTTCACGCCTTGATCATAGCTGTTTCTGAATAAAGTCTGTTATGACTTTGTTCAACGTTTTGCTTTTGATTTTTATAATCTCATTTTCCTCAGGAGATAGCTCATTCACGAGTTTATTTCCTGAGATTTCTTTTTTTAAAGAGCAAAAAGCTCTTGCAATCTCAGGAAGAACACTGTCATATACTATCTCATTGAAATCATGGTCTGTTGATTTTGTCATTGGTATCACCCCTTTTTATCATTTTGTTGAAGTCAACAAAACGTTATTATGCAGTTTCTTCGACCGGTTCAAAAAGCTTGTTCACATCACAGCCAAGTGCACTATAGAAGAATACGATATCTTCTGGATATATGCTCTCATAGCCATTGAGCTTATTGTTGAGCTTCTTATAGTCATAACCTGTTACTGTGGCAAATTCTTTCTGTGACATCTGCTTGGCCTTAAGCAACTTCTTTACATTAACTGCAACGATTGTTGGCTTATTCATAACCATTCCTCCTTTTTTAATTCCAATCTTATTGGATTAACTATATTATAATCCAATAAAATTAGAATGTCAATAGATTTTTTCTAATTTAATTGGAAAAATCGCAACAAAAAATACCATGTGTTTTTGTGCATAGTACCAAAATTATTGGAATTATCAAATTAAATTAGAAAATAATCTTGATATTTTAGGATTTTGTGATATAATATTAATTAAAGGAGGTGCTAAAGTGATAGGCGACAAAATAAAAGAACGCCGTGAGGAACTTGGCCTTACTCAGGGCGATCTTGAAAAATTGACTGGTATCGGAAATAGAATGATAAGCAATTTTGAAACCAATAAAAGCAAGCCGAATGACGAGACCATAATGATCTTAACAAAGGCGCTTCAATGTGATGCGAATTATCTTTTCGGTTATAAACCAGGGCAAACGTTGAAAGCCGTTTCTCAAAGCACTAAAGCTTTTTCTTCTAATAAGATAAGAGTTTTGGAAAATATACAAAGTGTTCTTAATACACTATCCGATGATGAACTCTTAGATCTTTATGACTATGTTAGTTTCTTAGCATGGAAAAGGGAAAACGGCAGTAAAAAGCCAAAGTAAAAAAAATAAGCACTCCACAAAACGTGAAGTGCTTATTCGCCTGCCCATATGTAGGCAGTTACCCTATTTGGACTTGTTTTCAAACAGAAGTAAATAAATCATTTCTGCCAACTTGTCCTGCAGCTCCTTACGCTCAGCGTCGGTCATGCTGCTCACCCCTTTCTTTTTCATTTTTTGAAAAAATATGTTTAAATCCCCTTATTGTGGTTATAACATATTTCAACAAAAAATTCAGCAAAATTTACTATAATAAATTTATTTCAGTATTTTTACCAAATCTTGCAGCTCGCATTTGAGCACAATGACTAAGCGGGCGATGACTTCAATAGTCGGGTTAGCTTTGCCGGTCAATATCTTGCTTATTTCCCCCTCACTTATCTCGGCAAGCTCTGCAAGCTGCTTTCCATTAATGTGCTTTTCGTGCATTATCTTTTTTAATTCGATTTTATAATTTTTAGTATTCATATATATAGAATGCACCTCCTATATATATCTAATACCATATAAATTTTTGAAAAAGAATATCCCAACTTTTTGGAGGTGCATTTTTTTATAAAGGAGTAACAGAAATGAAGAAAACTGTTATCTTAGCCACCGTAATATCAACCCTGTTGATGATGACAAGTTGCTCAGAGTCGGTCAGTGACGTATCATCAACTTCAACAACGCCTGCTGTTACGATGAGACGTCTAAGAACTATAGAGCCGTAGAAAGGTGTGTATCGATATGAATAAATGTAATATATGCCATTGTAATCTTGGTTTATTTTCAAAAAACAAGCGAATCAGAGATGGTTATATATGTGATGATTGCTTGAAACGTTCAGGCATCAACAAGCCTAAGATAGAAATAACCATAAAGGACGTGCGTAACGCTCTTTATGGAGATCTTCCAGAGCCACAGAAAAAAGCTGTGCCGAAAGCTTCTTCACATAATGACAAGGATAATGTGATTGATAAGTATTTTAGAATAAATAAGGCAGCACACCGATTTTCTTTTGGCAGTGGTGCTGATTATAGGTATAACCAGCTTGTGAGCTATGAGCTTCTTGAAGACGATGAAACTGTAACAATGGGCGGAAACGGTGTCAAGCGTGCGGTTGTCGGCGGTATACTTGCAGGAACTGCGGGTGCTATAGTTGGCGCAAGCACTGCTAAGAACAGCTCTAAGCAGCTTGCAAATATGCTGAAAATTAAAGTGGTTATAGATCCTGACACTCAGGTAAGATATGTGCATTTCGACGTGAAGGGGCTTGCCAAGGATACGGCGGCGTATCGTGCCGCATATAAAAACGCCCAGCAGGTCATGGCCATGCTGGGCGAAATTGAACAGTATAATAAACAGCAGAATGCAAATCCTGCTGATGAAAAAGTTATATCTATCCCTGAGCAGATAAAGGAATACAAAAGCCTGCTCGATTGCGGAGCTATAACGCAGGAAGAGTACGATATTAAGAAAAAAGAGTTATTGAAGTCTTAAGGAGAACACTATGAGCAATGCAGTTATATATGCAAGATACTCGTCGGACAAGCAGTCTGAGGATAGCATTGAAGCCCAGCTCAGGGCGTGCAGGCAGTACGCCGCCACTAAGGGATATAATATCGTAGCAGTATATGCGGATGAGGCTATCAGTGGTAAGGGGTCAATGACGGCAAGCCGTTCGCAGTATCAAAAAATGTTGAGAGATTGCAATAAGGGTACTTTCGATACTATTCTTATTCACAAATACGATCGTGTGGCTAGATCACTGGGCGAACACGTTAATCTTGACACTCGCCTGCAGAAAATGGGCATTACACTGATAGCCGTTGGTCAGGACTTCGGCTTCGGCCCGGAGAGCAAGATAATGCGTGCACTGATGTGGTCTATGTCAGAATACTATATAGATAACCTTGCAAATGAAACGAAAAAGGGAGAACGTGAAATAGCCCTGAAAGGTCTTCACAATGGCGGATATCCGCCGTTCGGATATGACATTGTTAATCAGAAGTACGTCATAAACCCCTATGAGGCGGAATATGTCCGCAAGATCTTTGCGGCGGTGAAGAATCACGAGGGAACTAAGGACATCATCGCAGAAATGGCGGCAGTGGGCATTGTGGGCAAGCGTGGAAAGCCCTTGAAGTATTCCGCAGTATATGAGATACTGCGGAATGAAAAATACACAGGAACATATATATACTGCGTTGACGAGGAAAAGGATAGATCCAAGCGCAGGTCTAAACCTAATGCTATAAGAATAGAAAATGCCTTGCCGATGATAATCGACAAGGCAACATTTGACGAGGTGCAGAAGATTATGGATAGTAGAAAACAGAGTGGACCAAAGACATCATATCTATGCAGTGGGTTAGTCTACTGCTCATGCGGTGCGAAAATGCACGCACACATATCAACGAAGAAAGGACACGTATATCACTACTATCGTTGTTCAAAGAAGTGCGGTGCACCTATGATATCTATGGATATCGTTGATGACGCCGCTAAGACATATCTTCGCACCCTGCTCAGTGAAGAAAATCAAAAGGCCATTGCTAAGGCTATGCGAAAGTACAAGTGCGGAGAGCCTGAGAGAGCTGCTGATTTCAAAAAGATAGTTGCATCTAAGATATCGGAGAAGCAGAAGCAGTATGACACCTTGATGACCAACATGTCAAGTGGTGTCCTCCCAGCTGATGTTATCGAGGATATCGGTGCGAAGATGAACCAACTCCGTTCTGAGATAGAGGCATTGAAGAAGACGGAAATGCCAAAGGACTACACTACGGATCAGATTTCTCTTTGGCTCAAGGCTCTGCATGACAGCCCAGACGATAAAGCTATACGCCTGCTCATTTCTCGTATAGATATAAAAAACACGACCGAAATTAACATACAAAGTACATTAACTTCGGTCGTGGGAACTATTGGTTGCGGGAGCTGGATTTGAACCAACGACCTTCGGGTTATGAGCCCGACGAGCTACCGAACTGCTCCATCCCGCGATATTTTTTTGTGCTCTCTCTTGAGTGCTTATTTATTATATCACAAATGAATGTGAATGTCAATACCTTTTTTGCAATTTTTTTGTTTTGACTGAAAACTCTTGACTATTGTATCCAAATCGGGTATAATATATACGTTGTCGGGGTGTGGCGCAGATTGGTAGCGCGCTACCTTGGGGTGGTAGAGGTCGCCTGTTCAAATCAGGTCACTCCGACCAATATGTAAAAACGGCTTTCCTCTATTGTGGAGAGCCGTTTTTTTAGTTGAATAGTGCTAAAGATTTTCACAAGTAAATATTAATCATCATAACAAGGTACAGAGCAATTCTCACAAGCAGGGGAATCTGTAAGATAAAATATACATTCCTCACAGTGGGCATAACAGCAACAGTTATCATAATCGCATAGCTTATTGGCACATTCGCCATGATCGGTATTTTCTTTACACCAAAAATTAAACTCTTTCATTTTAAAAACTCCTTTATTATTCAAATTTGAGATTATAAACAGCTTTGCACATTCAGAAATCATTCTGAGAAAAACGCTCAATGAGTTTATCACGGTTGATAACATACAACTCAGACAAACGACACATTGAAGTCATCAGAAGATGACGTAATTCATTCATATCATCAGTAACGCACATACGATTTATAGAACCTTTGAGCATATCAACGGAATTCATAGTTTCTTTGTGTTTTTGCTCCGTATAAAATTTACTTTTCATTTAAAAGACTCCTTTATTATTCAAATTTGAGATTATTCACAGCTTTGCACATTTGGTTGAAATTGCTATGTACATAACGCTGGGTAGTTGTTATATCAACGTGTCCGAGCAATGCTCTGAGGGTTTCGATATCTGCACCGCACTGAATGAGATACGTTGCATAGCTATGTCTAAGCTTATGCGGGGTGAGATACTGTAAATCAGGGTACTTTGTTTTTTGTTGCTCATAAAACATTCTATAAAGCCTGTTATAACGTCTAAGGGATATTACTGTATGCGTTATAGGTGAAACGAACAGAAAGCCGTCTGAGACGTCCTGAGAGCGTATCTGATGAAGAATAGCTATTGCATTACTATGCAAGGGGATAAGCCTATCACGGCGAGATTTTGTGGTCTGTACAATCCTATCACCGCATGAAGTATGTACGAGTGTCTGACAGACTTTAAGATATCTATTATCAAGGTCAATGTTATCCCAACTAAGGGCGAGAAGTTCACCACGGCGGAGACCTGTCCACAAGTCAAGCTGAAACATTCTGCAAACACTACTATCATCATCAAAAAGATGTACGAGATTATCGGGGCTGAAATATTCAGCTTCTTTTTTTATACGTTTTGGAGGTTTAACATAGTCGCAAGGGTTTTTGTCACAATAGCCATTAACTATAGCTTCACGGAATACACGTTTAAGTAAGAAATATGAACGTCTTTGGCGGTCATTACTGTAAGATAGGGTGGATTTAAGACAGTTTTGAATATCAATAGGCTTGACCTCTGTAAGCTCCATATCGGCTATATAACCGAAGTGTTTTTGATTTATATATTAATAATCCTTATAGCAATCATAGGCTATCACATCAACGCAGTATGCGTTGTAGAACATCTCAAACCATTCTTTAAAAATCATAGGACATCATCATTTCCATTCTCTTTAAGATATTGAAGTATATCATTGCAGTTCTTTTCGACCTGACTTGAAAAGGTGAAACTGCTTTCATACTGAAAACAGACATTAGCACGAGGGGGGGAGACTATCGGCAAATCGTCTTTAAAGTCTGAATTGCAATAGATCTCTTTAGTTTTGCGGACTATGTTCTTGCTACTCCAGAAGAATTTACCGAAGATTTTTTTTACGTCCTTAGTTATGTACTTTGTGACGTAAAATGCTAAATTAGACATCTGTCCGTAAGTCTGAATAGCTGTTGAGAAACCATAGCGCCAATCAGACACGTTATATACAACAGGCAAATCAGATATATCACAGCCGAGCTTATCACATATATGCAGGCGCTTTATAGTATCTATTTTAAGGGGCTTGTCATGACCCTTTACAAGGCGTGTACCACTATCAACGAACTTAAAATCACAATCATTTATAAGGGCGTGGCAATGATATAATCCCCTTAGAGTAGACACATGAAATAATAAAATGGTGTAACTCTAAA